TTCGCTCAAGCAGGACTAGCATTCTTAGGTGGTGGCAGTGTTGGGTTGTTCTCAGCCGATTGGGTTGGGTTCTTCAGCATCTCGCTGGGGTCGGCGCTGTTGTCAATACTTACTTCGATTGTGACCAAGAAGTAGACTTCCGCAACCTAGCTCGCTGACGCGAGTTCATTCCACCCCAGATGCCATGCTGCTCATTATTTATGAGCGCGTACTGAAGGCACAACGTCATCACCGGGCAAACCTTGCAAAGCTTTATCGCTGGGTGCAGGTTTGGATTGGGCGAACCACCCTCTGGAAACCACGCATCTGGGTCTGATGTTTGACACGCTGGCGCTTGAGTTGCGCGGATGCCGTCGGCTAAAGCTGTAAGTGCTTGCTCTGAGTTCATGATTGAAAGAGTAGTCAAGCTAGTCGGCTATTGCAAGTTCACAATGATTGCTAGAATAAAACCATTAACACCGCACTGTCTCTTGAGCAATCAGGAGGTAGTGCGGTCGTCTTTAACTAGCGTTCGTCGGCAGTAGTTCCACCCCACACGCCATACTGCTGATTTGTTTCCAGCGCATAGGTAAAGCACTCCTGAAGTATCGGGCAGGTCTTACACAAGGCGCGCGCCATCTTGGTTGACACCTGGCGCTGTTCAGGATCGGTAATGTCCTCTGGAAAGAACGCGTTCGGAAGTTTCTCACAAGGCACGCCGCCGGCCACACTTATCTTTTTCAACAAAGCCATGTATCGGCTCGTAAGATGTCCTTGTGCGGTCATAAACTAAGACTAACTTGGAAAGAGGGAATTATGGAGCTTCACGCACCGGCAACATTCAATGGGGCAAAGCTGCTTGGAGTGTTTGATAACGGCACTTCAGAGTGGCACGAGGCTCGCGCTGACGGAATCGGCGGTTCTGAAATTGGCACAATCCTCGGACTTAATCGCTGGGAGTCAGCCTTCTACTTGCACCACCTAAAGACTGGCAACCTACCAAAAAAAATAATTGACTCATTCCCTGCCGACCTTGGCAACATACTCGAACCCGTAATCATGGGGCCGCTACTGAAGCGACAGCACCCAGAGTGGGAAGTGTTCACGACCGGCACTTACCAGCACCCGACTATCCCTTACCTTCACGCAAACCCTGACGGGCTAACGCAGGTCGATGGCGAGTGGGTGATCGTGGAAGCAAAGACATCTAGAAACTATTGGGATGAAGTGCCGCCAAGCTATCTGGCGCAGGTGCAGCATTACATGATGGTGATGGGCGTGAAGCGTGCAGTCATCGTTGGACTGGTCGCAATGGACTGGGTTGAGTACTGGGTCGAAGCCGACGAGTTTGAGCAAGACGTTATGAAGCAGGCTGCCGAAAGGTTTTGGCTTGGGGTCAAGAATGACACAGCGCCGGCTTGGGATGGATCAGAGTCAACCTATCAGGCGGTAAGAGAACTGCATCCAGAGATTGACGACACCGAGGTTGAGATTGACGGTCTGCATTACTTGCCAGCCGCGCAAGCAGCGTTTGACAAAGCGGAGTCTGAGCTAAAGCAGATGAAGTCTGAGGTCTTGTCAAGTATGGGGAGTGCCAAGCACGCATACATTCAACACGATGGCGCAACAATTAGGGTAGCCTCAAGACAGGTAAGGGGTCAAGGTCGGCCTTTCCTTGTAGTCAAGAAGGGAAAATAATGAACGTGTTTCTAGGCGACACAGTCACACTAGTAAGAAATGAAACATACGTCACCGGCGCAGTCTCGGGCGTAGTCCTAGACAAGAACAAGCAACTAGAGCGGGTTTACATTGAGGGGCTGACAGCTCCGTTCTGGATGGCCGATAACTGGAAGTTCCTAGAAACCGAAGAAGATGAGGAAGAAGAATAATGGCACGCTTTAATTTAGAAGATTACGAAACAGTTGAAGAACGCATCAAGCGCTTCTACGAGGACAACCCAGACGGTCGGATCATAACCGAGTGGGCAAACGCTGGCGAGTATGTCTACAACGCCGAGAACGAGACTGGCAAAAGAACTTGGGTGGTTAAGGCAACTGTCTATCTAACTGGCTCTGAACAAGGCAACAACCGAGCTAAGGCGACCGGACTGGCATTTGAAATTGACGGTGGGTCAGGTGCAAATCAAACCGCAGCTCTTGAGAACGCAGAGACTTCGGCAATCGGTCGGGCGCTGGCTAATGCTTCCTACAGTGGCAACAAGCGAGCCTCGCGAACGGAAATGGCAAAGGTAGCCAAAGCCGAGCCAGTTGATTACCTAGCAAAGCTGGAAGGACTCAACGACATCCAGTCGATACGATTGACGTACGCACAAGCAAAAGCTGCCGGTGCTGATGCAAAAGTTCTCGACAAGATAAAGGCACGCGGTGAATCGCTCAATACTCGAAGCAAAGATAAGGGAGATGGAACACGCCTTCCAGACGGCAGTGAGCGAGGGCAAGGATGATGAGGCGCATCTGTGGAATCGTGAGCTGCTCATGTACTTGGTCAGGCTGACCGATGCTCTCAGAAATTCAACGCCAGATAAGTGACCTCATCGCCGAGAACCAAAAGGGATCAACGGCACTTTACGAGTGTGAAAAGGCTTTGGCCGAGGCAGAGTACGAACTCGATACGACCGAATCTAAGGCGTTTATAAAGCACGAAGGTACTGTTGCGGACAGAACGGCACTAAGTCGGCTCAGCGCGGCTCCTATGCGCTTAGAGAGGGACTTGCGTAAGGCTGAGTTGAATCGCGTGCGCGTGAAAATCAAATCTATAGAAACTGCGCTCATGGCAATGGGTACTCAGGTCAAGTTGATGCAGTCCGAGATGAAGTTGTGAACGCAAAAGACACTCGCAAACTTCGAGAGCGCGATTTATGGTGCTGGCACTGCGGTGAGAGTGACAATTTAGTGCCTCACCATATTAAGAATCGTGGCATGGGCGGATCAAAAGTGTTAGATAACTTGCAAAATGTGATACTAGTTTGCGCTGAATACAATGGGCGGATGGAAAGCGACGCACTAACGGCAGAGTACGCTCGCGACTTTGGGCATAAGGCTTCAAAGTTCTCAGCGCCTGGTCACCCGATACTGGATACAACGCGCCGAACTTGGTACACGCTGGACACGCAGGGCGGCAAGACCGAAGTAGATCCACCGAGCTATCTGATTTAGTAGTTGCGCAGTTGTTTCGAAATCGGTAAAGTAATGCCTAACAATAAAGGGAGACAAAATGAACCTAAAATTCAGCGACCTAGTCCAGCGCCTTGAAGCCGAGCGCAATGACATAAGCTATCGCAGCCACTTCACAAAGCCCGAAGTGAAAGTCGTAACCAAGACGCTCAAGGTGATACCAGAGCGGTTCAAGCGCATCTACTTTCACGCTGGCAGGTATGCCGCAGGTGATCGTGACAACTTGGCGAGAGATGCTTGGGCCGAGTATGAGCGCACAGAGAACCTATAAGTGCATGGCGACTGGTAGAATAGAAGCAGGCCAGAGGCGTGAACCCCTGACCTACAAAACCGATAGTCAAAGTATCGGCAGGGATAAGTCTACTGCCGAAGATAGGCAGTAATGAGCATTCAAGTAAGTAATGCGGTCTGGCAGCACTCACAAGCAACCGGCAGAGCCAGGCTAGTTCTTTTAGCAATCGCAGACCATCAAGGTGAAATTGGCGCGTGGCCGTCAATGAAAACAATTGCCAAAATGGTCAACGCCTCAGAGCGATCAGTGCAGCGTGACATCCAAACACTTCAAGACCTCGGGGAGCTATCGGTGGAAATACAAAACGCACCGATGCGTCAACAATACAAATCCAACCTTTATTGGGTGACCTTGCCAGGGGTGACAGATTTGGGCGCAGGGGTGACAAAATCGCAATCAGGGGTGACAGAATCAGCGTCAGGGGTGACAGCAGGTGGCGTGCGAACCATTACTAAACCATTACTTAAACCATTACTTAATTCTTACCGTTTGCCAGAGGACTGGCAACCAAGAGAAAATGACATTCAGATAATGAAAGAACACTTCCCAGAAATAGACCTTAAGCTTGAGACACACGCCTTTAGGGATTACTGGGCAGGCATCTCTGGCTCAAGAGCAAAGAAGTCCGATTGGGATGCAACATGGCGCAACTGGATCAGAAACAACCACAAACGCCAAGCTCAAAGCAACAAGCCGAAGAACGACTGGAACGAACTAGACCGCTGGGCAAAAGAACAGGATGGCAAAGATGCTAATTAGCGACACGAAAGAACTGCTTCGGCAGATAGCCCTCGTTGACAACCGCAAGGTAATGCCTGAAACGATAGAAGCCTGGCACAACATCATCGGCGGGATACCGTTTGAGATTGCAACCCAGGCGCTGAAGATGGCACAGCAGGACTCAACAATCCGCTACCTCGAGCCGCGCAACATTATCAGCTGGTCAAAAGAAGCAGCCTTCCGGTTGGATCGTGACAAGCCAAAGTTAGAAACACCAGTGAACTCATCGCCACAACCTCGATGCCGCGAACACAACGAGCTGATACTTAGCTGCGGGCCTTGTTGCAGACTGCTAAAGGATTACGAGCAGGACAACGGGCAGGCTGGAATTGACCGCTTTGCCAAGGCTGAGATTTATGGCTGACCTGCCGACCACTCAAACCTGCAACCGCTGCGGCTGGGTATGGGAAGTCAACACGACTCGCAACAAGCACGACAACTGCCAAAGCTGTAGGTCGCGGAAAGCTCAAAAGGTAAAAGATTGCATCGCTTGGCATGGTCACTTCGGAAACGATTTTGTCACACCCGTAGGCGAAGATGGGATGAGCGTACTTCCAGGCTTTCGGACTTGCGGAAAGTCTGACTGCGTCAACTCGGCGCATGTAGTTACAATAAAAACAACAAACGAAAGAGGATAGATCATGGCAATAAAGAATGAAGCAACGATTGAGGTCACCGGATGGTGCAACAACCTAAAGAACTTTGAGTGGGGTACTGCGTTTCAGCTCTCGGTGGATGTTCGGGCAAAGAACGAAGCCGGCGAATGGGAAACGACAGACAAGACCACATACGACTGCACCATCGGCGAGCAGTTCACAACTGACGCAAGACAGGTTCGAGTCGCTGGCAAAATTACTGGCATCAACACATACGCAAAGAAGGATGGCACGACAGGCGTTTCAATCAAAGTCCGCGCTGCCTTTATTGACGACGAACTTATTAGCGCCGAGCCAGAGTACGCAACGCCAGACCTGAACGACGCGCCATTCTAACAATCCGAGTTCTCGGCACACCTGCCCCGCAAGGATCTAAAGCGGTCTACAACGGGCGGGTAGTCGAGCAATCTGCCAAGACATTGAAACCTTGGCGGGCGGCAATAGCAGAAGCCTGCCACAACCTACCGGCAGGTCACATCAAGATGCTAGGCCCTGTGAGGGTGGAGATAGTTTTCTACCTTCGCAGGCCGCCATCTGTGAAAGTAACAAAAAGAGCAATGCCAATCGTGCCGCCAGACATTGACAAGCTGGTACGCGGCGCACTCGATGGCGTATCACAAGGATTGAACGGCAAGGTCGGTGACGGCATACTCTGGGGCGACGACGCTCAAGTGATTGAACTGATTGCACACAAGTATTACGCCGACGATCGGTTCCCAGGCGCAGACATCACAATAACTGAGTTGTAACGAATAGGTAACATCTTGCCTAAATGTACTTGCGTACTCATTTCGAAACTAGTAATCTATTACTAACAACGAAAGGGACAGAATGAACAAGCAAGAACTAGAAGCACTACTAGCCACAGCACTGACCCAGCGCACCAAGGCTTATGCAGTCAAAGCGCCTAGAGTTTTTATCACCGCAGTAAACCACCAGATTCGACAGTTTCGCACAGCACTAGCTGAGCTGCCAGCATGAGAATAGAAACACGACAATTCTTTCTGGTGGCAACGCTCGCAACACTTGGAGCTTGGCTCGTGGTCACCGAAACGCACCGCATCATAATCGGCTGGGCTTGGAACTCTTTCCTTGCCTTCCACAACACCTTCATCGCCTACTGAAAGGGGCAACAATGAACACACGCACAACTGACCCAACAACCAGCCACAACGCCGAGAAGTCGGTCACAGGGCTTGCAGATTCCTATCGAATAATCCTCGGTCTATTCCGAAGCTACGGCCCAATGAACGACGAATCGCTGATTGAACACTGGCGCAGGCTTTCAAGCAAGAAGGCTTCAGATTCCGGCATCCGCTCGCGCCGATCAGAACTCGCCGCAACTGGGCTGGTAATTGACACCGGCGACCGCAAGAAGATGGCATCAGGTCGCATGAGCATTGTTTGGTTCGTCTCGTGAGCGCAAACACTAAGCTACTTAGAACAGCCGCTGAGAGCGCCTTAGACGCGCTAGAACTAATTTCCTTTACTGAGGGCTTTGAAGCGGCAACCAACGCCTTAGACGAACTATCAGACATCAAGCACAATTTCGATGAGCAACAGGTCGCAGAGATACTGCGCTGGGCCGCCAAGGAACTAAGGGGAGAGAATGCTAATTAGAAACTGGTCAGACCTCAAATACGAGGTCGCCGATAAATTGTTCGGCAAAGAACTAGACGAGGCTTACAAGATGGGCATGAGAATCGGGTCAGAGTATGCAACTCGCAGGCTTTCCTTTGAGGTCAGCCTGAAGCGCAACCTAACACTAACCAAGACCGAAGAACGCGGATACAATCACGCAATCGCTGCGGTCGCTCGGATCAAGCCGGAAATTGCAAGCAAGACAGGTGCGTCGGTATGAAAATTCCAGTGCAAGTATTCACAACGCCATCGTGCGTGCAGTGCGCCGCCACCACCAGGCTGATGGACAAGCTAGGCATCATCTACGACAAGGTAGACCTCACGCAGCACCCAGAGGCGCTAGAACGATTCAAGCTAATAGGTCACACAACTGCACCGATAGTTGTCACCGACCGCAAAACCTGGTCAGGCTTCCGGGTTGAAAAGATTAGAAGCTTGGCTAACTTTTTGGGAAGTGACGAGGCTAAGGGGTGAGCGTCCCTGAAGAAATAAACAACAAGCTTTACTGGACACTAGGCTACGAAGCTGGAATTGAGCTAGAGCGTGAGCGGATTATCAAAGTGTTTCAGGCTAAAGAGGCTAAGCGCACCATAATCGAGGCCCTTGAGTACCCTTATACGGCCCAAGAGCTGGAGGACACAATCAGAGAGGGACAAGAATGACTGGCATACACCGCAAGAAAAGAAATCCGCTAAACGGAGTTTTGTTCTGCGCAGGAATGGCAGTCGGTATGGCAATGTTTGCGACATTCTTTTTGGCAATCGTGCTACTAGACAAGATGTAAGGAGGCACAAGATGACTGACGAAGGCAACAAAATGACTTACATAATTACACATAACTATGGTAAATGCCCGAATCAAATCGAAGGTCACACCGATGAAGGCACACACTTCTACTTTCGAGGGCGTCACAATGGCTGGTCACTTGGCTTTGGCGAAACTTTAGACGATGCTATTGAAAACAATGACTACTATGGCGACCTTTACCGCGCAGGGTGGTTTGAGACAAATGAATGGGAAGTTATCTTTTGGGACGTCATTGAAAAGTTTGTAAAAAAATGACTAAGAAAAAAGCGTCAAAGCTTTTGACTAGGCAAACACGGTCAAAGATTGGCAGGAAAGCCAGTGCATACTTCGCACCTAATTACCACTTATGTCAGAACTATACCGAAAGCGGTAGTTTCCTGACAGTCCATTAAAAACATAAAAGCCAGCATCCGCAAAAATGCACAAGAGACCACAATAATGGAAAGGCAAAGATGACTAAGAAAAGATGGTCAGAGGTTTTGACTAAGAAAAGTGCTGCAAACTTCATACGATTGTTTAGATGGCTAAACGATTGCATGACCTCGCTACACTACCTTTTTTACCCTAGCTACACTACCTTTTTTACCCTCACGAAAGGGACAAAATGAGCATCAACGAACTAATCGCAACCAACGGCAAGGTCTGGTACAAAGCCGGACAGCTTGCAGAACGCCATAGAACAATACGAATAGCTCAGCACATTTCAGTACCAAGCGAGCCTGCTATTGGTCAACCGAGAGAGATGGTGTTCCTTGACGATTTAATTGCTTATTTAGTTGACGAGGATGAAAAGTGAACAAGGACAAGCAATACCAAAAGGTAACGAACGACTTCAAGCAAGCGGCTGGGTTGTTGCGTCACGATCTAGTTTGGAGCGCAGACTTAGAAGCCATCCGAATAGATTTGGCTGAATACCTAGACGTGAACTCCAGTCTGGGATTGGCTAACCATCCCTCACTGATCAACATCGCAAAAAAGCTAATCGCAACTGATAACGACCTCACAATCTAAGGAGCAAAGATGCTTGAAGGACTAGCAAGACCGCAAAGCAAAGCAGTTTATTGCAAGGTACAGATGCAGATTGCAGAACTTGAACCAGCGGACAGAGAGATACTGATACAAGCCTTGTCAGACGTTAGGGCATGGCCGGCTAACACTCTCTCAACACAGCTTCGACTCAAAGGGCTTAGCTTGGCAGACGTGACCATAACCAAGCACCGAAGGCAGGC